AAGTAAATGATTATTATCGTCGGTGGGTAGACCAGACGTTTGAATGGATGAGATCAGTTCGCAAGGCTTGGGTCGATAGAACCCTTCCTGAAAAAAACTATCGCTCAAATTCAAAAATTTGCAAGTCATGTCCTATTAAAAAGGCTTGTGCAGATGCTGGCAAGGGAGACTTTAAACTAAAGTCCTTGGAGCCTATAGATGAAACATTGTCAATGGTGTGATAAACAATTTAAAACAGACGTAACATACCAAATATATTGTTCACCAGAGTGTAGAGACATGTCAACAAAAGAAAAAATTGCTGCAAGGTATATAATTTCTAGAAGACAAAAAAGGAAAGGTAAGGAAAGAAACTGCAAATCATGTAAAGAGCCTTTGTCAATCTATAATGACGAAAGTCTTTGTGTTAAATGCAATGTAAATCCTTCTGACGTAGCAAAAGCATTAAAAGAGATTAAGGATAACTTAAAGTGAAACTAGCAGAGGCAATAGGAAATAAACTTCCAAAAACTATTTGTGCTATCGATGCAAGCACTAATAGCCTTGCCTTTGCTATTTTTGATACTCAAGAAAAGACATTAAAGTCAGTAGGCAAGATTAACTTTAAAGGGAAAGACACCTATGAAAAGGTTATGGATGCTGGACAAAAGGTAAAGGCTTTTCTTGACATCTACGAAGGCTTTGAGGCTATTATTATTGAGCACACAGTATTTATGAATAGTCCCAAAACTGCTGCTGATCTTGCTCTTGTACAGGGCGCTATCCTTGGAGCAGCAGGACAGTCTGGTACTAAGGTTATAGGCAAGGTAGCACCAATAACTTGGCAAAACTTTATTGGAAACAAGAAGATTTCTAAAGATGAAAAACTGTTTATTAAGTCACAAAATCCAGGGAAGTCAGAGTCATGGCTTAAATCATATGAAAGAGAACTACGAAAGCAAAGAACAATTAACTTTATTAACCTGCAATACGATAGAACAATAACAGATAATGATGTTGCAGATGCATGTGGCATCGGACATTGGGCAATTAAAAATTGGAATAAAGCAGTAGGAGGGGCTGAATAATGCCAGAGTTAAACGCAAACATACCACCAATACATTGCTATGTACGTGGAAATTATTTAAGAAATCATCAAGACAGTCATGATAAATATTTTGAGTGTGTTGTGTTTGGTGTTTCTAGTCTAAAGTCTAGAAGCCCACTGTTTCATATTATGATGCCAGATGGTGGACTATGGTGGAGACTTCCCATTTCTGCATTTTGCACAGAGCCAGGGATTCCTGAAGTAGACTTACACAATTTAGTTTTGTGGAACTCTTTTAGCCATCACATTTCTGTGACTCAATTTGAAAATCTAACAAATCTTAGAATGTCCTATATAGACAGAACAAAGACAATGCATAAGGGCACATATCTTTTTACACTGGACTGGCATAATCCAGATACAAATGTTTTAGATGACGGCTACTCTGAAAGCCCAGCAGATCATAAGTGTGGTCACGTTATACAAAGAGACGATGGAAACTTTGCCATTCAGCCTAACAACAGAGTCCGTGTATACGAGCCATCGTTTACCCTTGAAAAAGAGTATTTGATTGATAGAATAATTAATGAAAGAAAGTATGACGTTGAGAACCAGGATAAGTGGATTATGGAAAACTCTGATAGGTTTAACTATGATATTGAAGAAAGAAAAGTTGACAATTAATATCATGGCTGCTAAACTATATACAAGTGAAGTCTATATGCGTAAGAGATATCTTGTGGATAAAAAGACTCCAGAAGAGATTGCTAAGGAATGTGGGGCTAGTGTTGAGACCATATATGTCTACCTTGCAAAATTTAAATTAAGGAAGTCAAAGAGATGAAAAAAATTAAGTACATTCTTTTTGTTTTATCATTAGTAACAGTAGTTGGTATTTCTTATACTGCTGCAACACTGCGTAACATGACAGAGGCGTTTGACTGGGAGGAAGATGATGAGTGAAAATCTAAACATAACGGTTGATCAGGTTAACCACCCAATACACTACACTACAGATCCTTCTGGGGTAGAGTGTATTCAAATTACAAGACATCGCAACTTTAACATTGGCAATGCTTTTAAATATTTATGGAGAGCAGGAATCAAGGATGAATCAAAAACTATTCAGGATCTTGAGAAAGCAATTTTTTACATTAAAGATGAAATTAATAGACTAGAGGGTAAGTATGTCAACTGAAGATGATTTAGTTAAGCACCTTGACCAGGTTAATCAAGTAGTAGAAGAATATTTAAAAGGCAACGATCCTACAGTAATTTCAAAACAACTTGACATTCCAAGACAAAAAGTAGTAACACTTATCAATGAGTGGAAAGTTATGGCATCTGCTAATGATGCTATTCGTGCTCGTGCTAAAGAAGCACTTGCTGCTGCGGATACACACTATAGCAAGTTGGTTTCTCGTACATATGAGGTTATTGATGAAGCATCTATGACTAACAATCTTAGCGCAAAAACTGCTGCAATTAAACTTGTTATGGATATAGAGTCTAAGCGCATCGACATGCTGCAAAAGGCTGGACTGCTTGAGAACAAAGAACTTGCAGAAGAGATGATTGAGATTGAGCGTCGCCAAGAAATTCTTGTTTCAATATTAAAGGATATTGCATCTGAGTATCCTCAGATTCGTGATGAGATCATGCGTAGACTATCTTCATTTGCAAAAGATAACGAGGTGATTACAGTTGTCCACGATGTTCAATGAGTTTCTTGAGGCACTTCAAGATGATCACTTTGAAGAAACTCCAGTAGATGCAAGAACATTTGTAGAAGGAGAAGCCTACCTTGGACAACCACCACTTTCTGATATACAGTACGACATTGTTGAGGCTATGAGCCAGATCTATCGTAAAGAAGATCTTATAAATATTATGGGGGAAGAAAAAGGAACACAATACTTTAATAAGTACACAAAGAACGAAATCATCCTGCAACTTGGCAAGGGATCTGGAAAAGACTTTACATCAACAGTAGCCTGCTCATACATCGTATACAAACTTCTATGCCTTAAAGACCCAGCAAAGTATTTTGGTAAGCCCTCTGGAGATGCTATTGACTTAATTAACGTAGCGATTAACGCTCAGCAGGCTAAGAATGTTTTCTTTAAAGGGTTTAAAACAAAAATTGAGAAGTCTCCTTGGTTTGTTGGAAAGTATAATGCTAAGGCAGATTCGGTTGAGTTTGATAAGTCTATTACAGTTTATTCTGGTCACTCAGAAAGAGAATCGCACGAAGGTCTGAACTTGTTGCTTGCAGTTCTTGATGAGATCTCTGGTTTTGCTTCTGAGATTGGAACAGGAAATGATCAAGGTAAGACTGCTGACAACATCTACAGAGCATTCCGTGCTTCAGTAGACTCTCGTTTCCCAGACTTAGGTAAGGTTGTTTTGCTTTCATTCCCAAGATACCCAGGAGACTTTATCTCAGAAAGATATGATGCAGTAATTGCTGAGAAAGAATCAATCGAAAAGACTCATAGGTTTATTATTAACCCAATCTTGCCAGAAGACGATCCAGATAACTACTTTGATATTTCCTGGGATGAAGATCAAATCATTTCATACAAGTATCCAGGAGTATTTGCACTAAAGAAACCAACCTGGGAAGTAAACCCTACAAGAAAGATTGATGATTTTAAAATTGCATTTTTGACAGACATTGGAGATGCTATGCAAAGATTTGCATGCGTACCAACATTTGCTTCAGACGCATTCTTTAAGCAGTCTGAAAAAGTAAGAGCATGCATGACACTTAGAAACCCAATAGATAATTTTAAAAGGTTTGATGAATCTTTTAAGCCAGACCCAGACAAAGTTTACTACGTACACGCTGACCTTGCACAAAAGCATGACAAGTGTGCTGTGGCTATTGCACATGTGGATAAGTGGGTAAATATCCAGGTAATTAACAACTATGAACAAGTAGCACCAATCGTAGTAGTAGATGCAGTAGCATGGTGGGAACCAAAGGTTGAAGGCCCAGTCAACCTATCTGAAGTAAAAATGTGGATTCAAAACCTTCGAAGGCTTGGATTTAATATTGGAATGGTTTCTTTTGACCGTTGGCAATCATTTGATATTCAAAATGAGTTGAAGCAGGTTGGAATGAGAACTGATACTGTTTCTGTTGCTAAAAAGCACTATGAAGATATGGCAATGCTTGTATACGAGGAAAGACTTGCTATGCCAGCAATCGAACTTTTGTTCGATGAACTTACTCAGTTAAAGATTATGAAAAATAATAGAGTTGACCACCCACGCAAAAAGTCAAAGGACTTGGCCGATGCTGTGTGTGGAGCAATATTTGGGGCAATATCACATACCCCAAAAGACCAAAATCAGGTAATTGAAGTCCATACGATTAGTGATCGACCAAAGCAGGTTGACACTACTAGAGACAATGTGATAGAATATAAACCTATGCCAGATGATATAAAAGATTATCTGAATAGATTTAATCTACTATAAATAAGGAGAAATACCGAATGAATTCATTCAAGAAAATCGCACTAGCCATGGTTGCAGCCATGACTTTGGGCACAATCGTAGCAACACCTGCAAGTGCTGCTGTAATGACAGTTGCTGTAACTCTTGACGGAACGGCTAATACAACCGCTTCTGCAATTGCTACACCTGCATCATTGCCAGTCCCTGCAGATAACACAGTTGACGCTGCTGACGCACTTAAGTTCGTCGCAACAGTTGACACAGGAACAGCAGTTTCTGTAACCACAACAAACGCAACAATCGTGTCTGCACTACACACATCTGCTGCACCAGTAGCAGCGACATCAGGATCATCATCTTTGACAATCGCAACTGGTACAGGAACAACTGCAACATTCTATGTCTACACAAAGACAACAGCAATTGGCACAGTTGTAATCAACAACGGTGGAACAACTCTTACATACTATGTACAGGGTACTGCTGGTAAGATTAACAACCTAATTGTAAATGCTCCAGCATCAGGTGCTGCAGGTACAAAGCAGGACATTCTTGTTACAGCAACAGACATATTCGGAAACAAGGTTTCTGGCAAGTCTCTTACTGCAACAGTATTTGCTGCAACAGCAACACTTGATTCAGCAACAGCATCAACAGGTGCTACACTTTCAGACTTTGGAGTTGCAACATTTAAGGCAACTCTTCCAACTACTGGAAATCGTGCACTAGTTATGTTTGCTCCAACAACATCATCTGATGCAGTAGCAGGGGCCGTAACAGGTTTGACTGCTCCAACACTTGCACCATTTGCAGAGATTACAGTTCGTGATCTTGCAGGAGAACTTGCTGCACAGATTTCTGCAAGAGTTTCTGCTGAAAATGCATTAGCAAATGCAGTAAATAAAGCAGCAGCAGATGCTGCTACCGCTAAGTCAGTTGCAGATTCAAATGCACTAATTGCAGCAGCAGAGATTGCTAAGTTAAAGGCAGAGGCTGCTTCAGCCAAGATTGCTTCTGATGCAGCACTTGCTGCTAAGGATGCAGAAATTGCTAAGTTAACAGCAGATAATGCTAAGGCACTTTCTTCTCTTAAGAAGGCATTCAACACACTTGCAAACAAGTGGAACAAGAAGAATCCAAAGGCAAAGGTTACTTTAGTTAAGTAATTATTCCAACATTAAAGGGGTTGCCAATTACGGTAGCCCCTTTTTTGTGCAATAAAATGGTATAATCATCCTATCAGACATCATGTCTGCAAGGGGGAAGGCAAATAAAACGATTATTACGAATAGCAGTAGCAACATTGTTAGCCTTCGGATGGCTATTCATAGCCCCAACAGAGGCTCATTCTGACGACCCCCTAACTATTGCAGCCCAAGAAATACAAGAACTCAACAATAGTATAGACGACCTTGGCTACCAAGATGATTTAATAGATCTTATAGACATAGCAGAAAATAAGTTTACCTATGCCAAAAATGCGATGGAACTTAGAGATGATGCCAATGATGCCTATGATGATGCAGTAGAAGCAGAGGCTGTAGCCTTAGAAGAAATGAATCTTGCACAATCTAATGTAGATGGTCAGACAGAAACAGTAGCCTTGGCCCTTGAACACAAAGACAACGCATTTGAAGAAAAGAATGACGCTCAAGATGCACTCAGCATAGCCAATATTAATGTTCAAACCACACAGTCAAATATGCAGAGCGCTGGTGGATCAGGACTTTCCTATACGGTTTATAACCTATTAAGAAATGGAAGTGTAGCAGTTCCTGGATCTGTTATATGTACTGGCACTTGGAACTCAAACTCAATGAACCTACCAGTATGTGGAAGATATGAAGATATTATAGTGAAGTTTACTGGCAGAATTACTGTTCCAGATCACTGGACCTCTACATATTTTGCAGGGTACACAGACGATGGTTTTAGAATGTATGTTAATGGACAACTTGCTGTCAATAACTGGGTCGAACAGGGTGTTACCTGGAGTGATTACTCTCCAGTGTATGATGTTAGTGAAGACAAGACTTTAGATGTAGAGATATGGTGGTATAACGGTGGAGGTCCAGGATCTTATCATCTTGGATGGGCTATTCCTGGAGGATGGACTGGAGCAGGCTGTGATTATACTGGTGGATGGGGAGTAGGATTTAGTTGTAACCTTAATACTTTTTCTTCTGGATCTGGACCAACTCAAGCACAGGTAGATGCATACAATAATGCAGTTGCAGATAGACAAGAAGCACAAGAAAATTATAACAATAAGTTAGCAGAATATAATGACAAACTAAATGTTTATAACCAAGAAGTACAAACCTTACAAAACCTAACATCAGAGTTAGAGGATGCTACCCAAAACCTCACAAGCGCAACCCAAAACCTAACAAATGCTTTGTCTGAAAAGAACAACTCTATTTCTGCTTTTAATAGTGCAATGAATGATGTTAATGCTGCAATTGATGACGCATGGCGTTACTATGATGAGCAGTCACAAAGAGAAATCCAAAGAGCAATAGCACAGGCAGCCGCCGCTGCAGCAGCAAACCAACCCAAGCCTGAGCCACCACCATCACCAAAGCCAACTGCAGAACCTGAAAAGCCAAAGCCTTCTCCTCCGCCAACAGAAGAGCCAAAACCAGAACCAACCAAGCCTGCAGATCCAAAGCCAGAACCTCCAAAAGAAGATCCTAAACCAGAGCCACCAAAGGAAGAACCTAAGCCTGAGCCTACAAAGCCAGAGGAGCCTAAGCCAACACCTGCTCCAAGCCCTGAACCAAAGCCAGAGCCCACTCCAGAGCCTCCTGTTGAGCCTTCTCCAGAGCCTAAACCACTTCCAAGACCAGACTTTAAGCCAGCAGAAAATATTGATCCAGTAATTAAGGATGCAGAGTTAGCAGCACTGATTCCAGAAAAGGGTAGCGGAACAGCAGAGGATCTATCTGGAGTTATTGCAAACCTTACAAGCAAGGATAACAAATTAGTTAAACTTTCTCCAGAGCAGACAGCAGCAGTCAGCCAAACACTCAAGGCTTTGACTCAAGAAGCAAAGCAAGAACTTGCATCAGACCTTGGTATTTCATCAGCAGAAGTTGCAAAGGTAGCAGAAGCAATGAAGTCAGATCCAGCAGTAGCATCAGCATTTGTTGAGTTCGCAGAAAGAGCAGGGGATGCAGGAGAAGCCCCAATGCCATTTACATTAGCAGATGCAGTAACAGAAGTACAAACAGAAGCATTTTTAGCAGACCCACTTGGAGCAGTATTTGAAGTGGATGTTACAGAACTCCTATCTAATTTCTCTGAATTAGGTATGGATATGACAGACGATCAGAGAGAAAAGGCCCAAGAAGTAATTGTTCCAGTAATCATTGTTTCACAGATTGCTAGTACGATGATTGGGATGAGGAGGTAAGAATGAAAATAATAACAAAGATTGTGAAGGGATTCTTCACATGGCTTAAAGACGCAGGCATGGAAGTAATTGCACAAGCATTTACCCTCCTTGGATTCTTTATCGCATGGTTAACCCTAACAGGATCAGCCAGAGACATTGTTGGTATTGCAACACTTGCAGTAACAGTGGTTTGGTTAATTACAATCCCGCTAAGAAAGGAGGACTAAAATGGCAACTAAGAAAGTAGTTGTGGCTCCTAAAAAAGAAAGCCCACAAAAAGCCCTTTCTAATATATTAATGCGTATCGTAGCAGTGTTTGCTGCTTCTGGTCTATCAGTACTTGGTGCTGGAGCCGTAGTAGGAATTGACACAATTCAGGCAGTTATGCTTGCAGGTCTGCTTGGCGTAGCAAGTGTCATTGAGAGGCTTGCAAGAGCCTTCCTAGACGATGGAAAACTTACATTGGCAGAAATCAATGATGCGTTTAAGACGGTAGACAAAAAGGCTAATTAGTCATTATTGACTATAGTTGACAGCCCTCTCTGGGTGATGGTATACTTGAATATATCTATCTGGAGAGGGCTTTTGCCATGACTTGTATTGCTGTAGTAAAACATGAAGATAAAATCTACATGGCTGGAGATCGTGGAGCATCAGATGATGGAACTATTTTAGCACTTGATGCGCCAAAAGTTTGGAAGATAGGTCCATACCTTATTGGATACGCAGGAGCCATGGACGGAGAAAGAATCCGTTATAACTTTAAACCATCAGCACCTAATATTAAAGACACGGATAAGTTTATGCAGACAAGATTTATTAAAGAACTTCGTGAGTTTTATAATGAGTTCTGGGTTGACACATCTAAAGATGGAGATCTGGGTTTGATTATTGCAGTTCGTGGAGAAATCTATGAGCATAGTTCTGCAGACATGTCTTTATCTAAATACACACTACCATATCTTGCTATGGGATCTGGAGCAGAATATGCATACGGAGTTCTTTATGCAACAGATAAACAAAAAAATGCAAGGAATAGAGTAATGCAGGCGATTAATGCTGCAATTAAATTTAGCCCATCATGCATGGGTCCAGTTGACATCATAAGCGCTTAGGAGTATACTTAGTATATGAGCGAAGAATTTGAAGAAATCTTAAAAGATATTCAGAATGTTGAGTCAGATTTTGATGAATTTGAGATTTGGCTAGAAAACGGAATTGAGCGGGGATGGGTAACAGAGCCGTTCTGCAATACTCATGAAGGAGATCCCTACATGACAGAAGAAGAGCAAGAAGAATGGGAAGCAGGGGGCGACCCATGTCAGGTAGTTTTAAAAATCAAACAATAACAAACAAGGAGAAAACAATGAAAAAAGCACTACTTGCAGTACTATCAATTGCAATTGCATTTACAGCAATGCAGCCATCACAAGCACAAGATCAGAAAGTTTTAGCAGTTATTGACACTGCTATTAATTCTGCAAACTTTAGTTCAATTATTCATGAGGTATGTTTTACAACTTCAAAGCCTATGTCTTGCCCTAACGGACAGTTGTTCATGGAAGGTCCAGGATCAGCATCTGCTCCATGGCCTAAATCAATCAACAATGGAACATACCATGGAGACTCTATGGTAAAGGCTGCTCTTGCAACAGATCCAAACCTCAAGATTGTTTTTATTCGGTTTGCAGATGTTACAACAATTGGAAACCACAGAGGAGATGCGAAAGCATTAACTGCAGCAATTGACTGGGTTTCAAAGAATGCATCTAAGTACAGCATTGACGCTCTATCAATTAGTCAGTCAGGTGTGTCAACAGATTTAAAAACAAAGCAAAGAGTTTTACATCCTGCATGCACAGACTCAACAACCATCAGTGCGGTAGCACAACTTAAAACAATTAATGTGCCTACTTTTGCTGCAACTGGTAATGATCGTTTAACTAATCTTGTTGGATTCCCAGCCTGTATCCCTGATGTTATTGGCGTAGGAGCAATGGGTTCTCCGACACAGTTTGAGAAGGCAACAAATACTGGTCCTGGACTTGATATGGTTGCTCTTGGAAGTGTTGCAATCACCAAGTACAATGGATCGCCTACAAGCATCTCTGGAAGTTCTGGAGCAACTGTTGTTACAGCAGCATCATATGTTCGTAATAGCACAGGACAAAACTTTGTAGACTATATTAATGGTTTAGTAAAGGTTGTCTTGTCGGGAGTTTCATACCCTTACGCATCTAAGTAATAACAAGATCCTGGACATGATCTGAAACTGTCCCTATTGCCCTATAACTCAGTTGGTAGAGTGCCGAACTGTTAATTCGGATGTCCCTGGATCGAGGCCAGGTGGGGCAGCGTGATATAATTATAGAAAGATTCCTAAAGGAGGATATCATGGCAGTAAAAGGTAGTTTAGAAGCAATTATTGAGGTTGCAAAAGCAGAAGTAGGAACAGTTGAAGGTCCAAAGGACAACGAAACAAAGTATGGAAAGTGGACTGGTATGAACTTCCAGCCATGGTGCCAGTCATTTGTTTCTTGGTGTGCATTCACATCTGGTTTGAATCCAAAGAAGTATCCAAAGTCTGCATCAACAGTAGCAGCATCAGACTGGTTTAAGAAAAATGAGCGTTGGTCAGATGCTCGTAATGATGATCCAATGCCAGGAGACTGGATCTATTTTGATTTCCCAGAGGATGGTGTAAATCGTATTTCACATGTTGGTATTTGCATTAAGAATAATGGTGATGGAACTATCCAGGTTATTGAAGGAAATACTTCAGGAACTGCAAAGGGAGATCAACGCAATGGTGGAATGTGTGTAGAGAAGACTCGTGCATATGTAAAGAACAACAAGAAAAAGTTAATCAATGGCGTAGTTGGTTGGGGTCGCCCAGTATATGTTGGAG